GATTCACTCCCGCTGTCGGTTCGATTGATGTAAATCCTTACTGGTATCATGAGCACTTCAGTGGTGTCGCTAAGAAATTTCTTCAAGAAATTATTCAGGCAATGAATGCTGGTAATCATGATCGCTCCGATACACAAACTGATTATTTCGATGTTGGTTGGTATATCGACGTTAACATCGGTCGCTGGAATCGCCCTTACGAATTGATTTCATGAGGTGATGTGATGCGTGGAGTTTATATTGTAGTTTTGCGAGATGGCAGCCGAGTGGCTCCACTCCGCGACTACGATTCTTTATTTGACGGATACTCCGAAAGTATGATAAAATATATTCATCGTGAGAATTTTATCGATGCTTTTGGTTCTTGTGTTCCCATGACCGAGAAAGAAGCTTTGGAGTATGCCAGAGTGTTAGCAAAAGGTTATGGTGAATTGTGTGATGGCATCCGCGTTTTGACAGATTATCGTAATTTTACATTTCAGGAAATTAGTGATGGTGCGTATTCCAAAGATTGAAGAACCCAAATTCGACAAACCTTTGTCTAATCTGGAACTGATTAAATCATTAAATTGGTATCATGAAAATAAGGAGTCCCGCGAGGCTCCTAAATTCGTTGCCGATTTTATGAAGAAAAATAAGATTGAAGGGAAAGTTGATTCTTCCAAAGTTTCACCGACCCTAGGTTGGTTGTGTAGGCTTGAACTGAATGGAAACGATATTGGCGAATCGAGTCTAAAATTCATTCGAGATTCTATTCCCAAAATTCTCGAAAAGACTAAAGTGGTCGTGGATGTTCCGAAAGGTCCTTCGATTCAAGATCGCATGGCTGAAAAAGTTGGTGAGATTGCTGGCGAACTAGAAGGTGCGATTGATGATTTTATTCTGAGCAACTATAAAGATCAAAAGTCTCCTTTTGCACTCATGCAAGATCGCGCTAAAGGAATGCACGCCAATCGTATCGTTGAAATTTTCAAGCGCCGTCGGGCCGAGTTCGATTATGTTCTGACAGCCAAAGAACCCGATATCAAAGAAGCATATTCTAACTTCACAAAAACACAATTGAAGAAACTTGTGGCCTATTGTGATATGATTATCACTGATGCCATGAAAATTTCGGGTGAAGCTAAGGCTACTCGTAAACCACGTAAACGTAAAGCCAAGTCTCCTCAGCAATTAATTTCAAAGCTTAATTTCTTGAAAGAATGCAAAGAATACAAATTGAAGTCTATTGAGCCAGCCAAAATTATTGGTGCCACTCAACTCTGGGTCTTCAATGTTAAATATAAAAAGATTGGAGTCTATCACTCTGAAGATGCTGGTGGTTTCGGTGTAAAAGGCAGTACAATTCTAAACTTCAGTGAAATGAAGTCTGTTTGTAAGACTGCCAAAAAACCAAATGATGTTTTGAGTGTTGTTGCGACAGGTGGTAAGGTTGCTCTTCGAAATTTGTTGTCAACAATCAAATCGAAAGAAACACCTCTGACCGGTCGAATCAACAAGGAAACAATTCTTCTAAAAGTAGTATAATTGCCTCACTAAATAATTTACTATGATAAAATTAAATCATGTTAATATTTGACTACAATCAAGTCGTTCTGTCTAATCTGATGGAACAAATCGGATACTCCAAGTCTGCGGTTGATGAAGGTTTGGTTCGACACATGGTTCTTAATACCATTCGATCAAACGTGAAGAAATTCAAAGAATATGGAGAAGTTGTTATTGCTTGTGACAATAAACGTTACTGGCGCCGCGAAATTTTTCCCGCTTACAAAGCCAATCGAAAGAAAAACCGTGATGCTTCAGGGCATGACTGGGTTACAATTTTCGAATGTATGGCTAAGATTCGCCAAGAACTGAAAGATCATTCACCATACAAAGTGATTGATGTAGATGGTGCTGAAGCAGATGATGTAATTGGTGCTTTGGTTCGTGAATATTCGAGCCGTGAACCTATTCTCATTCTGTCTTCAGATAAAGATTTCGTTCAATTGCAATCTTATCCTAATGTTAAGCAATATTCTCCTATTCTGAAGAAGTTTATCAAGACTGAAGATCCAAAAGAACAGTTGAGAGAACTGATCATTCGTGGTGATAGTGGTGATGGAATTCCAAATGTATTGTCACCAGACAATTGTTTGGTTGAGGGATTGCGCCAAAAGCCTATCACGAAAAAAGTCCTTCTTCAGTTGATGGATATTACACAACCAACCACAGAATCGGTTGCTAGAAATTGGGATAGAAATAGCCATCTTATCGATTTGAATAGGATTCCACAATCTATTTCCAAGAATATCATAGATACATATAGTGAGGTGAAGCCTGCTTCGCGACAACAGTTTATGAATTATATGATTCAGAATAGACTGAAAAATTTACTTGAGGTGCTGGATGAGTTCTAATTTATTGTACTATGAAATTCTTGAACTGTTTGAAAAGACGGAAAAGAGAGCAGATAAAATTCAAGTTCTGCGAAAACATGCTGATCAAAATTTTTTGATCTTTCTAACTTACGCTTTCGATCCTCGAATCGAATTCGATGTTGAAATTCCTGTTTACAAACCTTCTTTGATGCCTGCTGGGCTAAATGATGTCTATCTCCATAATGAGGTTCAAAAACTCTATCGATTCATTAAAGGTCATCCTAAACGACCAGAAGGTTTGACTGCTGCTAAACAAAAAAGTCTTTTCACCTTTCTACTTGAATCACTTCACAAAGATGAAGCAGATTTGATGATTCGTTGTGTCAAAAAAGACCTTCGAGTTCCTTTTTTGACACCTAAATTAATTAAAGAAGCCTTTCCCGAAATTGATCTTGGTGTAAAATGAAAGTAGCAGTAGTCACTCCTACGATAGGTACAACCTATCTTTCAGATTGTCTGAATTCTGTCGATAGCCAGACTTACGAAAACTTGACTCACTATATTTTTCTCGATGGTGAAGAATATGGTTCCAAAATTTGGCACCAACTTGATGGATTCTCCAAAGTAAAAACTGTTCGGTTGCAAGAGAATATTGGTAAAGGATGGTATGGGCATCGTGTGTATGCAGCATCATCTTTTCTGGTAAATGCGGATATCATTTGCTATCTTGATGAAGATAATTGGATTGAACCTGATCATGTAGAAAGTCTTGTTTCTACGATTCAAAAAAATGATCTTCAATGGGCATACAGTCTCAGAAAAATTTATGACAAAGAAGGCAATTATCTCTGTGAAGATAATTGTGAATCATTAGGAAAATGGCCTGTCTATTTTGATGAAAAAGTCAACCATATCGATACCTCTTGCTATGCAGTAAAAAGAGACGTTGCTGTGAATATTGGTCATGCTTGGTATGGGCAGTGGGGTGCAGATAGAAAATTCTTTTTCAATCTAGCAAAATACTTTCCTCAGTTTGGTTGCACAACTAAGCACACAGTTTGTTACAGATTGGACAGTAATTCGAATTCAGTATCAAAAGAATTTTTTGAAAATGGCAATAAAGAAAACATTTTAAAATATGGTGGTAAATTTCCATGGAAGCAAGATTCGAATGAATTCTATATTGGTCCTGGGATAACTATTGTTTCTTAGTTTTAGTTTGACTGATTTTGTGTTTAGTTTCATCAGAAAGATTTTGACCTTTTCTAGACGCAGAAATTTTTCTTTTTGTTTCCTCACTTCTAGGTTTACCGATTTTAGCCAAACTAATTGATAATTTATGTTCATCAGATAAGGGTCTTCCAATTTGTTTATCGCTAATCTTTTTTCTCTGTTCGGATGTTAGTTTTTTACCAAACATAGGATTATTTTCACCAATGTTGAGTTCTCTTAGCAATTTTTTCGTTTCGTTAGTGTGGGTTTTTCCTGTCCAAAAATTACAACCTTTAGAGAATTGTTTTTTTTCTGGAAGTGTTTCTTTTGCCCAGTCTCGGAGTTCGAATAGAACCTCATCTTCTGGGTTAGGAGAATATATATTCATGCTGACATTCCTTTACAATGTTAGAGTAGGTGCGAGCGGGAACTCGGCGACCTACACCTATTTATAAGGATTTATTATGAAAAATGCTCTTGTGACTGGAGGTTCCGGGTATCTCGGTAGTTTTCTCTGCAAACGATTAAAAAAGGAAGGATGGAATGTTATCATATATGATAATAAGCCTCCTCGTCATACTTACTTTGACGATTTAATTCTCGATGATATTTTAAATCGCGAGATGGTTCGAACTGTCTTTCGTATTAATAATATCGATGCAGTATTTCATCTTGCGGGACGAATTGAAGTTGGACTGTCTTTTGAGGATCCTACGAAATTTTGGGAAGTAAATGTTGGTGGAACTTTGATCGTTCTCGATGCAATGAAGAGATATGGATGTAGAACAATCTTTTTTTCATCTACAGCAGGTGTTTATTTTTGTGGATCAATTCCTGTTGATGAAGATGAGTGTACAACTGACAATTCTGTTTATTCGAATACCAAACTTTGCTGCGAGCGGGCTATTGAAGATTCTGGTTTGAACTATGTTATTTTTAGATACTTCAATCTTGCTGGTGCAGATGATGAGTTGGGCGAAAATCATGATCCAGAGACACATCTAATTCCTCTAATTCTCGGAAATCTAAATAACGTTACAATCAATGGTGATGATTATTCAACACCGGACGGAACTTGTGTTCGAGATTACGTTCATGTTTTAGATGTTGTTGATGCACACATTGAAGCTTTGAA